ACATTACCACCAGTTATGTTGCCTGAAGTGCTGATGGTACCCGAGCCAACAGCCAAGTTGCCACCAGTAATTGTACCCGTGACTGAAACTGTGCTACCAGTATGTGTGGTGGCATTGACATTGGCACCGCCCAGCACATTACCACCAGTTATATTGCCTGAAGTGCTGATGGTACCCAAGCCAACAGCCAAGTTGCCACCAGTAATTGTACCTGTGACACTAACTGTGCTACCTGTGAATGTTGTAGCATTGACATTGGCACCACCTAAAACATTACCACCTGTGATATTGCCAGTGACTGATACTGTGGTACCTGTATGTGTGGTAGCATTGACATTGGCACCACCTAAAACATTACCACCTGTGATGTTACCTGAAGTGCTGATAGTACCTGAGCCAACAGCCAAGTTACCGCCGGTGATTGTTCCTGTTACACTCACCGTGGCACCTGTGAATGTTGTGGCATTGACATTGGCACCACCCAGTACATTACCACCAGTAATATTGCCAGTCACACTCACTGTGCTGCCAGTATGCGTAGTAGCATTGATATTGGCACCACCTAATACATTACCACCAGTAATATTGCCAGTCACACTCACTGTGCTGCCCGTATGTGTAGTAGCATTGACATTGGCACCACCTAATACATTGCCGCCAGTGATGTTGCCTGAAGTGCTGATAGTACCTGAGCCAACAGCCAAATTGCCACCAGTAATTGTACCCGTGACTGATACAGTGCTACCTGTGTGTGTGGTGGCATTGACATTGGCACCTCCCAGTACATTGCCACCTGTGATGTTGCCTGTTACACTCACAGTGGCACCTGTGTGTGTAGTAGCGTTGACATTGGCTCCACCTAGTACATTACCACCAGTTATGTTACCTGTGACTGAAACTGTGCTACCCGTATGTGTAGTAGCATTGACATTGGCTCCACCTAACACATTACCACCTGTGATGTTACCACTGGTACTAATAGTACCTGAGCCAACCGCTAGGTTACCGCCAGTAATTGTACCACTTACACTGACTGTACTACCTGTGTGAGTGGTGGCATTGACGTTGGCTCCACCCAGCACATTGCCACCACTAATGTTGGCAGTTGTGGTGATGTTGGCTGCAGAAACTAGTGCTGATACAACATTGCTCGATAAACTCAAGCCGGCTGCGTTTAAGTTGCCACCTGTGATGTTACCAGTTGTGGAGAATGATGTAGCTATCAACGTACCGATTATATTTCCACCACTAATGTTGGCAGTTGTGGTGATGTTGGCTGCAGAAACTAGAGCCGACACTACGTTTGAGCTCAAGCTCAATCCTGCGGCATTTAGATTGCCACCTGTGATGTTACCTGTGACTGAAACTGTGCTGCCCGTATGTGTAGTAGCATTGACATTGGCTCCACCTAACACATTACCACCGGTGATGTTACCACTTGTGCTGATAGTACCCGAGCCAACAGCCAAATTACCACCAGTTATAGTTCCTGTTACTGAAACTGTGCTGCCCGTATGTGTAGTAGCATTGACGTTGGCTCCACCTGACACATTACCACCTGTGATGTTGCCTGAAGTGCTGACTGGGTTTGATCCTAATGCAGCCAAATTGGCCACCACATTAGCATTGCCATAACTGGAAACCACACCAGTCAACAATGAGCCATTGCCAATAAAGTAATTGGCTGTGACATTGCCTGTTACTATGATTCCATCAGTGCTGACAACAATAATATTAGCGACGCCACCAACACTGATAACTGCATTACCATTCAACAATGGAATACTGATGCTGCTTGAGCCGTTGGCCAGTCCGGATGATGAGGTTATACCTGCCCCAGACACAACAAGTTGTCCACCCAAGGGGTTGGTCAATATCAAACTGTCATTTGTGCCAGATGTGATTGTGCTTTCGCCCAATCGAATAGTGTTGCCGCTCAACCACAATGTATTCCAGCGTTGTGTGGTTGATCCCAAATCGTAACTGTTGTTGCCTGATGGTAACAGACTTCCAGAGAATGTGGTATTGGCATTGCCAAACACCACTGCGTTGGCTGTGCCACGCACACTCACAGTGACATTGGCACCTGCGGCATTGATAGAAACATTACTGTTGCCGTTGACAATGCTGGTGACATTGCTTACGTCAATCCCAGTTAACTGTGAGCCATTGCCCACAAAATACTGGGCATAAACTGTGTCAATTCTTTGTGAGACAGCACCAATATTATACACAGCATCAATGCTGGGCATGATTGAACTGTTGGCTTGGATGTTGCCTATGCCATTGGCACGCAACACCAGATTGTTGTTGGTTCCGGTAACGGTGATGGTATTGCCGGAGATAACGACATTGCTGCCAACAGGGCCAGCAGTATATATCTCTGTAAAATTGTCGTTTACTGCGGTAAACGCTTCACGCAGTGGTTCGCCGGTGCCATCATTTGCGGCAGCACCCGTATCAATAATCTGTTGTGCCATAGATCTACAATGCCCTCTGATGTATTTACCAAAAGGACTTGTACGCCATCACAAGCAATCTGTTTGTTTACAAAGTCTTTGTGTTGTTCACACGGTCCAAGAAGTCGGCCATGGGCACGTGACGAAGATTCCTTGCCCCGTTAAGTTCCTTGATGTCTGCTGTGGTGTCGCCCACCACACGATGAAAACTGGTGTTTTCGTAGTCTTTCATTACTGTTACCAACTGCCTTACCCAATTTCCGGTATAAGTGGGGTTTGATGCGCTTTTTTTGTAAAATTCTGTATCAGCATACACATTGTTAAATCGATTGGCCGGGGTTGGACCCATGTCAAATCCCAAAAGATATATTGCCAGATGTTGATCCATTGCGGCCAGGCCCACTGCAATTGGTCCCGAGCTGAATCCAAAGTATGCCTGTGGTACCGATCTTGCGGCCAGGCCTGGCAATGGCTTGCGGGTATACATCACATGTTTCTGGGCATACCCTGAATTTTGTATGGCATGCGCTATGCCCTTGTCTGTACTCACTAACACGTCAGGCGCAAATTCTCGGTACAAGGCATTACAGCCGTAGATCTTGCCACGTTGCTGTAATATTGACAAATCCACTGCCAGTCGGCTAACGCCGTTGCCCAAAACAAATGCTGCACTCATAAGAAATCCTCCCAGTATGTAGCTGGGAGGACCTCAACACTTTACAAATTAAGAAGTAACGTTGTCCACAATGGCTAGATCCAACAGATTTTGTTGTCCAGAGGTCACAGTGCCGGTGTTGGCCGCGGCTGTGGTTCCTGATTTGATCACTGTGCCTTCGTCGGTGAAGAAGTTGGTGGCATATCGTTTGTCTGCAATCACTGATGTGGCTGCGTAGGTTGAACCACCAGCCCAATCCAACAAGAATTTGTTGGTCAGCTTGCTGACAGTGGTAGCAGTTGAATCGCCTGTGGTAAAAGTAATAGCCATGAGCCCAGCAGCAGGAGTGGTGTCATCGTCCAGCACACACACGCCTACACTGAAGGCTGCACCGTTGCCGGCTCCTCCAACAGAAGTTGCTGTGAAAATTGTGCCCAACCCAAAGTTGGCAGGTGCACCTGCTGCTGCCCAGTCAGTGGTTGTGCCCACAGTGCTGATTTGATAGGCTTGGCCTGTCACAAATGATCCGTCGTTGACACCGGTGGCATCGCCTACCAGATACTTGTGACTGCCTTTTTGGCGGATGATATAGCCAGTGGCTGAACCAATGCCTGAGCCTGACGGATTAGCAATGTTCACAGTGACATCAATTCTGGGGTTGGTTGCGGTAGGTGCATCAGTTGGGCCTGCACCGCCCACCACGCCCAGATAGTCATTGGTGCTGAGTGTGTCAGCTGTGTTGACCACCGGTGCGGTCAACGATCCAAAGTTGGGGAAACCAAGATCCACACTGACGGATGCTCCGCCATTGCCAGATCCTGTGCTTGATTTTTGTATTTTAAGAGGACGTCCCATTTTTGTTTCTCCTTAAAGAAGTCCGATCGGAGTTCTAGTCCGTACGCGGCGGGTTAAACCGCATAAAACGCCGTATTGCGTTGACTTGTATTTATAGATCTGTTAAAATAATAAACCGCACTGTATATGCTGTAAATATTGCCATGAGCACAACTGAACAAATAGTAGACCCTGCCAAACTTATCGAAGAAGGCAACCAACTGCGCGGTGAGAATCGCCCAGATCAGGCACTCAAATGCTACATGCTGGCCATGTGTCATGATCCTGACTCGTCGGCAGCATTCAACAACTATGGCAATGTGTTGCGTGAATGTGGGCATCCCAAACGTGGCATCCCATTTTTAGAACATGCCGTCATACTTGATCCCACCAGTGTCACTGCCAAGTTTAATCTGGCTGTGAGCTATTTGATCCAGGGTGACTATGCTCGTGGCTGGCCAGCATACGAAGCACGTTGGCAATACGAACATCTTGCTGGCACTGAGCCAGCCCACAAACAACCACGCTGGTCAGGTGAGGATCTCAAAGACAAAACTATTCTTGTGGTGGGAGAACAAGGACACGGAGACAACATACAGTTCTGTAGATTCTTGTACAACTTGCATGCTGCCGGCGCTAGAGTGTTGTTTCAGACCACAGAAGGATTGATACCGTTGCTGAACACCAGTCCGGCTATTGCTTGGATTGGTACATATACTGACCGACCACCCAATTTTGATTACTGGATTCCCATCATGAGCTTGCCGGGTGTGCTGGGCGTTACCTTGGAAAATTTGCCCAAACAGGTACAATATTTAAATGCACGTCCTGATGCCGCAGCAGCATGGTTAAAAATTCTAGGTGCAAAGAAACGTATGCGTGTGGGATTTAGTTGGAGTGGTCGTAGGGATGCCTGGCTGAATCGTCACAAAAGTGTGCCATTTGAAACTGTGTTGGCCATGATCAAACGCAATCCCAACTACGAATGGATCAACTTGCAAGTGGATGTCACCACAGAAGAAGATCAAGCCTTGGCTGCGGCCGGTGTCACACGCTATCCTGGCAGTGTACAAAGTTTTGCAGACACTGCGGCCTTGATCAATTGCCTTGACGTTGTGATTTCAGTTGACACTGCCATTACACACCTGGCAGCTGCCATGGGGCGGCCCACTTGGTTGATGTTGCAATGGTTTGCCACAGACTGGCGTTGGATGTTGGATCGTGATTCAAATCCTTGGTATCCCACTGTGCGTATATTCCGTCAACCCTCAATGGGCGACTGGACTAGTGTAACTAAGAAAATAGAGCAATATCTAACTTGGTTTAAAGTTTAAATATTTGCCAGCTGTTGTTT